TTATCAACTGGCAAGTTGAGCAGCGCGGACCTCGAGTTATTCCGGTGAAAATAGTTTTAGCCACTAAAGCTGCAGAAATGCACGAGGACGGCTTTGGATTTGATGAGGTTGATGAGTACATTTGCCTAGACCTTGAGGAAAATGTATATGTGCAGCGCGTATATCGACAGAATGAGCGCCGTGAGTGGTATATACATAAAGAGACAATACCAACTGATAGCGCCGGTAACACTTTAGATTATATTCCTTTCGTGTTTGTTGGCTCTGAGGCTAATACATTCGAGATCGATCACCCGCCTCTATACGACCTCGCCAAAATAAATGTTGGACACTACAATAATTCTGCAATTTACGAGGATAGCGTATTTACTGTTGGTCAGGTGCAGCCTTGGATGTCTGGGCTAACGCAAGAAAATGTCGACGCAATGAAAGCTGCGCATATGTATATCGGTAGTGGCAGACTTTTAGGCGTACCCTCTGGCGAAAGATTCGATTTTGCCCAAGCGCAACCGAATATGCTTGCGAAGGAAGCAATGAAAGATAAAGTCTCCATGATGATTTCTATGGGCGCAAACCTAATGGAGATGGGTACTGCTAATAAAACAGCGATGCAAGTAGGTAATGAAATGGCAACGCAGCACAGCGTATTGTCGTTGATCGCTTATAACTTAACACTGGCTTACACAAAGGCATTAGAGATTGCTACTGATTTTATGGGCGGCGATCCTGACGTTGCAGTGTTTGAGGTAAACCAGCAATTCGTGCAGCCACAAACTGACCACATGATGCTTAATGCAGTCGTGGCTAGTTTCTTGCAGGGCGTTTTGCCGATTAGCGATTTATTCGATTGGCAGAAAAAACATGGTTTTGTCTCGCCCGATAAATCGTTTGACGAATACTCAGAGGAAGTAGGTATCCAAGCCATGCCGGATTTTGACGAAGATGCCGACAACGCCGCCTGAGTTAATAGAGTTTGCTACGCGCCATCAAGTCTATTTAGAGAGGCTTAAAACCGGCGATGTTAATAAAACTGCTGATTTCCTAAAACGAATTGAGCGGGATATTAGCGCGCGCCTTGCGGGTAAAGACTTAACATCTTTTACTCAAAATAGATTAAATCGATTACTGAAAAGCATACGCGCTGATTTGACTGTCATTACCGGCGAGTTAAACAGCGCAATTGCTGCAGATGCTTTGAACCTAGCTAAATACGAGCGCGACTTTGAGCTAAAGAGTTTAGGTAAGGTTGTTAATTACGAGTGGGCTATACCAACTGTCGCTCAACTAAGGGCAGCAGTATTCAATACGCCTTTAGCTATTGGCGGTGTTAATCAAGGTGATTTGTTAAAACCTTTTCTCAAAGATGTCACTAATCGACAAATTAAAGAGATTACTGGCGCAATAAACGCAGGGTATTACGAGGGCGCGTCTACTAATCAAATATTGCAAAACATTAGAGGCACTAGGGCTAACAAGTATCGTGACGGTATATTAGCTCGTAACAGCAAAGGCCTTGGGATGATGGTACGCACTGCGTTACAGCACTCAGCACAGCAAGCAAGGCAAGAGGTCTGGAATAACAACAAAGACATCATAAAAGGCGTACGTTGGATATCTACATTAGATAGCAGGACGTCAACACTTTGCAGATCATTAGATGGTCGTGTTTTCCCTACTGACAAAGGCCCGAGGCCACCTGCGCACGTTGGCTGTCGTAGCCAAACAGTTAGCGTGTTAGATGATAGGTTTAGTTTTTTAATGGATGGCGCAACAAGGTCATCGAGAGACCCATCTGGCAAGGTTAGACAAGTAGACGCTGAAGAAACCTATTACAGTTGGTTAAAACGTCAACCAGAAGATTTTCAAGTTAGTGTTTTAGGCAAATCAAGGGCTGCGCTATTTCGCGATGGCAATTTAACAGCAGAGCGTTTTGCAGAGTTGCAGTTAAATAAAAATTTCGAGCCAATGACGCTTGATGAAATGAAAGAACTAGAGCCTGTGGCTTTCGAGCTAGCGGGGCTTGATTAGTTGACAAGAATGTATTAAGGGCTACAATTCACAAATATCAGCAGGGCTGATTTTATCACGGGGTGATTATGATTGATTTTAAAGTTGAAAGTATCGAGGACTTAGACGAAGCAGTACAAGGACTTTACGAGCAGACTGATGATGGTTATCAGTTGAAGGTAACTGGGTTACCCGAACCTGAAAAAGAAGACCTAACCGGACTGAAAAATAAAGTCGATGAATTACTGCGGGAGAAAAAGCAAGCTGCACAGAAGGCTAAACTCGCCGCCGAGGAAGCGGAAAAGGCTCGATTGGAAGCTGCTAAGAAAGGCAACGATACAGAGGCACTTGATCGAAGCTGGCAAGAGAAATTTAATCAGCGAGAGCAAGAGCTAAATACCGAATTAAGTAGTTTAAGTAATACGATTGTAAAATTAACTAGCGGACAAACCGCCAACCAGATCGCACATGATATTGCGATTCAAGGGTCGGCTAATGTTTTATTGCCGCACATTGAGAAACGATTAAAGACTGAGATTCGCGATGGTAATCCTGTAACGGTAGTGCTAGATGAAAATGGCGCACCATCAGCGATGACTGTTGCTGAACTCAAAACAGAATTCCAGAACAGCGCAGCGTTTGCTCCGCTGATTGTAGGCACAAAAGCCAACGGCGCGGGGCGCACTGGTGGTAATGACGGAAGCGGGGCTTCTGCCAATGTAATCAAGAGGTCAGATTTTGACCTTATGAACCATGCCCAACGCGCAAGTTTTGTCAGCAAGGGCGGTAAAATTATCGATGACTAAACTGAGGTAAAACTGTTATGGCTAATGTCCTGACCGATCTGGCGGCAGACATTTACAAGGCCGCCGACATTGTTGGCCGCGAACTTGTAGGTGTTATTCCTTCTGCCACAATTAACTCTGATGCTACTGAGCGCGCAGCGCAAGGCGATACCATTCGCTCTTTTGCAACTCGTGCTGCTACAGTAACAACTGTTACTCCTTCAATGACCATTCCTGAGGGTACTGACCAAACTGTAGATAACAAGACTATGTCTCTGTCTACTACAGCGAGCGTTCAGATTCCTTGGACAGGCGAAGATATCAAGCACGTTAATAACGGAGCTGGCTTTGAAACAATTTATGGTGATCAAGTTCGTCAAGCGATGCGCGCAATTACTAATCAAATTGAAAGTCAAGTTGCTGCTAATGTTGCTGATAACGCTTCTCGTGCCTTTGGTACTGCTGGAACTACTCCGTTTGGCTCTAACTTCTCTGAAGTTGCCGAAGTTCGCCAAATCCTTGTAGATAACGGCATGCCTAGCAACGATGGCAACGCAACTATCGTTATGAACAGCGCAGCTGGTACTAACCTGCGTCAACTCGCTTCACTGAGCAGCGTAAACCAAGCCGGTAATGCTGACCTTCTGCGTCAGGGTACTTTGCTTGATCTGCAAGGCTTGATGATTAAAGAGTCTGCGCAAATCGCGTCTCACACTGCGGGCACTGGCGCAAGCTATCTTGTAAACGGCGCTCTTTCTGCTGGTGATACAACTGTTACAGTCGACACTGGAACTGGAACAATCTTGGCCGGAGACGTTATTACTTTTGCTGGTGACACCAATAAGTATGTTGTCAAGACCGCACTGGCTGGTAACGATCTTGTATTGCAAGAGCCCGGACTCCGAGCAGATGTTGCTGATAACACAGCCATTACCGTAGTGTCTGATTACACTGCAAACATTGCTTTCCATCGCGCTGCGGTAGAGATCGGTATGCGACCTCTGGCACAGCCTGCTGGTGGTGACGCAGCAGTTGATCGACTGACTGTTCAGGACCCTGTTTCTGGTATGGTATTCGAAGTTGCAGCCTACAAGGGCTATAACAAGGCAATGTTCGATGTGTCTTGCCTGTACGGATACAAGGTCTGGAAGCCAGAGTTTGTTGCTACACTCTTAGGTTAAGCTACCTAACTTGGGCGGGGGTAAAACCCCGCCTATTTTTTCGAGGTCATTATGGCTAAGAAAGACCCACGATTAACTAGGCTTGGTTTAGATAAATATAATCAGCCTAAGCGCACCCCAAAACACCCAACTAAATCGCATGTTGTTGTCGCTAAAGAGGGCGATAAAATTAAGACGATACGATTTGGTCAGCAAGGTGTTAGCGGGTCTCCACGGCGAGCCGGCGAGAGCGATGCAGCTAAAGCAAGGCGCGCATCTTTTAAGGCACGTCATGCTAAAAATATCGCAAAAGGTAAAATGTCCGCTGCGTATTGGGCTGATAAAGTTAAATGGTAAGGGGGTGATCCAATGTACAAGAAGGGCAAAAAGAAAAAGGGTAAGTAATGCCGATACGCAAGACATCAAAGGGCTGGAAGATTGATAACACCGCGGGTTATAGCCGAACCAAAAAAGAGGCAGAGGCTAAACTGAAAGCGATTAAAGCTAGGCAGGGCAGGAAAAAATAATGGTCGATTTAGTTGTTGAAGATGGCTCGATCGTAACTGGTGCAAATACTTATGCGACCATTGCTGAGTATATTGCCTATGCTGCTAATCGTGGCGTGACTGTTACTGATACTGACGCCTA